GAACGTGCCGGAGCCCTGGATGATCGCCAAGTTCGACGTTCCGCCCGCCCCGGCGACCGACGGCGAGAAGCTCGGAAGGGCAATGCCGCTCTCACTCATGTTGACCGAGAGCGTGTCGGTGTTGTCCGGATTCGACCCGCCGTAGGGCGGAAGCGGGGCCGAGAGGACGCCGATTGCGCTCGGCCCGATGAGCGGCGGAGATAGCTGCGTGTAGTTCACGTTGTCGAGCGAAACCCAAACGATACAGCCGCCCCAATTCGGGTCGAGGATGCCCCCTGTGCCACCACTCGTCCCGGTGATGACTTGGGGCGTCGAGGTCGCAATCCCCTGAGCGGTCAAGAGCGCAGTCGTCGGCTCGAAGATCACCGGCGGAAAGACGGGGCTTGGCGGCACATTGGTCGCGCCTTGATTGGGCGGCGTCGTGGGGGAAGTCGGGATGAACGTCGGGCTGGCAGCGCCGCCCGTGAACTCCTCGGCCACATAGGTGGTGATTTCCTCTTCGTCGTCCTCGGCGGAGATAATCCGCACGGCGATAAAGACGCCCCAATTTGTCGGGTCGGGAATTTGAACTAGGTCCATCGGATCCAGCCACGCCCAAAGCGGCCCCATCCGCCAGGTGAATTGCCGGCGGACCTGGATGTTCCGCCTCAACCGCGTCTGCGCCGCAACGTTCGCATAGACCGCAAGGGTGAATTCGTCCGCCAGGCCGATGTTGTCGATCCTCGGCCCAAACAGCTCAGCATTCGCTTCGTCCTTTGCCTCAACGACGTTGTCGTTGAAGAAGTTCGTGCGGTCTTTGAAGTCCACCCGAACGGTGTTGTAGACGGTCATCGGATCAACACGGGAGAACGTAATCGGGTCCTTATCCTTCTCCTTCGCCTGGAGGATATGGTCGAGGGTGATCTGGGCGATCGGCGTTGTGTTTGGCGCGAAGGCCTTGAGCGGGATTGCGGACGGATTATCCGCATTCCATCCCGGATTGAGGTCCGTCGGGCTGTCCCAATACGGGATGAATTTCAGCAATTCGCCTGTCCACACGGGCGCCACGGTCATATTCCGCGTCAGTCGATCCAAGATCGAATTAGTGGACTCCACGTTGTCGAGCGAAAGCGAGTAGCCCAGCCCCACGGCCTGGCAATACGTTTGAAGCGCCGCATCACCGACGGAGAGATCAGTGGCGTTCGGCCCGGAAAAGAGGCTCGCGCCCGGCGCGGAGTCGATCAGCGCCGCGGGGAACGTAGCCCCATGGACCGGGTCGGTGAGGATGTCGTAGATGACCAAGGCGGGATCAGCATCCGCATATCCGAGGTGGATGTTTCCCAAAAAGGAAATCGGATTCCCATTCTGATCGTACTGTCCGGTCGTAATGGTGATCGTGCTGTCGTTGAGCGGGCAGGTCTCGGTCAGAATCCCCTGAATGACAATATTGATCTGTGGGACGGTGGCGGAGGAATCAAGCTCGGCGTTCGCAACGGCGATATACGCTAAGCCCGGGTATGGCCGCGCGTCCGAGGGCCACGTCGAGGCGACGTAGGACCAGGGCGTTTGGCTTGGTCCGCCGTTGAAGATGTTCAGCCCGGGCGATGGATAGTCGCCCGTCGTATAAACCCCCTGGTCCTGATAAATTGCCTGGATCGCGCCGATGCCTCCCGACCCGCCCTCGCAAATGGCGAGAATGATCGTGGCAAAGTATTCAACCTCCTTCGAGCCGCCCTTTCCGCCGCCGAGAATCCCCTTCCCGCCCCCACCGACATTGACCTGCTTGACATTGAACCCATTGTAGTAGATCAGGTTGATCGCGACGCGGGGCGAGCCGTAGACGACCGGGATCGCAAGAACCTGAACGGCCGTATTGACCTGGAGGCCCGTGAACTCGGGAATGACCTTCGGGGTAGAGCTCTTAAAGAGCGAACTCATCCTATATACCCGACACCCATCACGACGGACTCAAACCATAAAGCGAACATTGGCCGCTCGTGATATTTCCGGTTCCCGCCAAGACCTGTAGAGCGGTGATCGCATCGGTATCGCCAGTATAGGCCGCAGCGAGATTCATCGATGTCATATCCGGCGCGTCGTTTGCGTTCATATACGACACAGCGATACTTGCTTGCAGATAGTCCCCCGTGCCAGGATAAGTGATCCATGCCTTAGCGTTCAGTCCGTGTCCAGAACTAACACCTAATGTAGCTAAGTTTATATTTGCCGCGCTTGCACTGAACGGGTTAGTCGCCCCGCCCGTAGTGCTATACGCCGTGCCAGAATATTTATAACCCGATGTCTCATAGGTTGGCGTCGACCCCTCACCAACCCGAAGCACTACTGACGTATTATTCGTTGCGTTAAGTATATTATTGCAATCCAGCAGAAACGTATTGTAGCCGGTAGGTAGCGGAAAGAAGTTCAAAGAGGCCGAACTAGATGCCGTCTGCGCCGAAATAAGAGCCAGACCGCCCCCAGTCGTCGAGCACGATGGGTTTGTCGCGCCGGTCAGGTTGCATACCGCTCCCGTTCCCGCATCTACCTGATTATTAATGGCCTTATCGTTCGTGCCGTATAGGTAGAACGCCGATGGATAATTCCCCCCGCTGATCCGATTACCTTGCGCCTGATCGCCCGTCCCGCCCAGAGCAATAACTCCGATGTTGCCCGAATGGACCTGTATGTTATCGAAAATATTATTGCTAACCGTCGTGTTCGTCGGCGTACCGCCGCTATCCGCGGCACTGGCAAAACCTTGGGAGTTAGTATTCGTTACACGGCACGTATTATTGATGAATATATTATCAAAACTGGCGCCGCTCACTTTGCCGCACGTGAAATTGGCGATTCCATCCCCATAGATATAATTGCCGCTAACTACTTCACCAACGGCCCCGGAGCCGCTAAGACCAATGCCTTGTATCCAGATGCCGGCCTGAGCACCGGAGCTGATTAAGGCAATTTGGTTGCCGATTATAGCGCCTCCGAGCGCCACTCCAGCAGATGCTACTGTGCCAGTTCCCGTCACGAGAACGCCATACATCTTCGACTGACAATAGTTATTGGTAACTCTTAAATTGACAGGCGCATTCCAGTGGTCCCAGCACGCATTAAGAGCCCCTGTCATGCTGTTGCGCGCAACGACCGTATCGGCGGTGCCGATCATCGCGGTGCCGTCGCCGCCAGCATTGAAGATATTTCCGTCAACCCTAATCCGTGATGCCATAATCATCTGAACGGCATGGAACGTCCCATCTGCCGCAAAGGTCGCATCCTCAGTATACGTACAACCGTTCACCTCGATGTCGTGATCGGTCAGCTGTGAAGCCGTGTTGTTGATGTTCTGAATCGCCGCGTGGTTGCCGCTCCAGCCGGTCGACACCGTGTGTAATATCGTCCCCGGCTCGCACACCAGCTTGGTATTCGACGGCATCAATAGAGATGAACCGATGATATTGTACGTGCCGTATTGTACATTGATCGTGCCGCCGCCCTTATTCGCAGCAGCCGTCAACGCCTGTGGGATCGTGGTCGGGCCAGCGGGGGTTACCGGAAATGACTGCCCAAGGCCGATGGTAAAAAGATACTGCTGGAACCAAGCCAACACAGCGCTTGTATTTGCGCATGACCATGAGACGTTCGGTTGAGCTGTGTTGCCCGCGGGGCACTGCGGAGGCGGAGGATTTACCGCCGTGGTCTGGACTCGGGCGGGAGTTGCCGCAAACGCCAGCAGACCAGCCACAAGTAGCAGCCCGAGAATTGATCTCTTCACGGCATTATCTCCAATGCGAGAAGTACCGCTGCTCCAGCCGCCAAAGGGCGTGTTTGCCAAACGAGTCCCGGCTCACATCCTCTTCCCAACACTTCCCGGGCGCCCGCGCATGCACGACCGTCGGCCACTCTGTCACGATCGCTCCGTGAGCGAACAGCCGCCCCACGCGGAAGAGAACCACATCGCCCGGCCCTGGCGGACCGGAGATCGCCTGTGCGAACCGGTCCACGACGTTCAGATAAGTCTCTTCATTTTGATGAAGGTGCCATTGAGGCGGATAGGGCCGCGGATCGAGGTCCTCCGGAATCATCCCACACTCACGATAAACGGCCACCAGGAGCATCGCGCAATCGACGCCCGCTCCGAGGACCATTGCATTCGACACGTAGGGCGTCCCGATCCACTTCCGGGCGACCCGCACCACCTCGGCCCGCTGCGCCTGTTCGATCATGCTAGACTGCTCGGTATATTAGGTGAGACAATTTCCACAACTCGCCCACGGGCTGGGGGGTTCGGCCGGGCTGCCGGCTTAGCGTTGAACATCGAATAACCTCCCGGCCTAGAAGCAGCTTTAGGGAACATACCAAATTGATTACAGCCTCGACGCTTGTATTCTCTTGCCCGATGCCTACTGGCTTCTCGTCGCCAGCAGCCACAAGATTTGTGCATACCCGAGGTTAGCCCTGAGGCCCTATATATGCCATACACGCCGCAATCACAAAGACACAGCCAATATGCGTGACGGGCTTTATCCGAAACAACGGACGTGCGTTGGATTGCTACGAGCCGACCGAAATGCTTATTGCCCAGATCGAGCGGTGGACTCATATGCTGACACTCACCGGAGGGACCTTGTCGAATCCACGGAAGTTATTCCCGTTCGCGAACTTGAGCGTGCAGGTGTTGAAGGACTTCGAGCAACCCGGATAAAAGGTGAACGTGTCGCCCGCACTCGGCGGAGTGGCCAGCGGATAGGCGAGATAGAGGTTGCTTGCATCATTATCGTCGATGAGCGTCAACAGCCCGTCATTCGCGCCCGAGGTGAACAGAATCCGGCCTTGGGCATAGTTGCTAATCCCATCCGCCCCGATCGGCGTGGCGATTCCGCCCGAGACGGGCAAGATGAGCGGCGACGCATTTGAGAGCGCAACCCCATTCACCGCGTAGGTCGCCTGATTGAGTTGACACCCATATCCCGCGGGCGGCGTATAGCCCACATCGAAGAGATTCCATAGGCATCCCGGCTGGTAGTAATTCCGGGGCATGTTAACTTCGAGCTTGACCAACGGGCTCTTGACTTTCATCTCAAAGTGCGTCATGCCACCCGCTTCGATCTTCGACGCGTATCCGGTGAACATCGTCCAGACCTGAAAGGGCGGGATATTCACCATGTCCTGAAAGAGATTACCCGAGACGGAGGGCCAAATCGCCCTATAGCGCGTGATCTGGCAGCCATCGAGAATCCCCGTCTCGGCCGCGGAGAGAAAGGTCGAACCAAAGATCGTATCGGTCGGAAGGGCAATGATGTTCAGCTGCTGTTCATCGACCTCCAGGCCGCAGGCGATCTTACGGCGCAGCCCGTCGATCCGCAGTCCGGAGGCCTTCCAATTGATTCCATTCCACGTCGCGGTGAAGTCGAGGTCCGTGAAGTAATCGACCGCACCTCCGATTGCATTGAACTGATAGAGGTGGCCCATGAGCGCCCGCTCGCACGTAAAGAGCCAATCAATGTACGCGGGGGCGATTCCGGCTCGGGGCATCAGAGCGGTGGCTCCCCAGGCACCACATTCCCCTCGTCATAGATATTCTGCGCTGCCCGGCAGGCGGAATTCAACAGGGCCAGCGGTATCACACAGGTTGGGGGCCGCGGCTCTTGTTGCGATGGCGGTCCTTTCCGCCGATCCACAACGGTAAGCTCAACGTCTCCGCTTTGATAGACAGTGACGGCCACGAAATAATTACTTCCGTCTTGTTCACATACCGCAATTCGCGCACTGGGCATGATCGAGCTCCTAGGGCTTCACCGACTGGAACTTCAATTCCTTCAACTCCCACAAGTTCTTCGCCCACTGGCTGAATTCTTCCACGTCCGCGAGGAATCGACAGCGGAAGTAGAAGTGGAAGTCGGCCGTGATGACCACGCCGCTGGAGGGCGCCGAGGTAAATACGATCTGCGTCCGCGTGGAATCCAGACTATAGGTCGACGGGCTCTGCGCGACGCCATTGATATAAACCGCATCCAAGCTCTGGATGCCGCTGACAGGATAGAACGCCGCGGGCGTGAACGGCCCTGTGCCCCAATTGAACAGGCAGAGGAAGGTTGTTATGCCCGCGCCCGGGCCGGGATAGGTGTTCTGATCCAAGCGCGAATTGTCATCCGGGTCGATGTAGTAGAACTCACCGTAGGAGCCGAGGCAGGCAAGGAATAGCCCGGCGATCTGTTCGAGCTCCCTGAACCCCGCGAGTGGCCCATAGATCGGATTATTCTGCGTCTGATCGCGCAGCCAGGCCTCACCGCCATAGGAGAGCGTGAACTCCCACCGCGGAATGACCTGGCGCGCAATCTGATACTCCCGTCCCGAGATCGCCACGTTCGTGTTGGTCTTGAACAAGGGCTGCTTGTGGACGCTCCACGCCTGCGACGGCAGGGCCGGGAAGATCGGCGTGGGGTTCGGAAACTGGATAAAGGCCATCTAGGGCAGTCCCGCCAGGGGCCAATACACCGACCGGAACTTCAGCGCCTTTACCATCCAAATATTCTTCAGAAATTCCTCGAAGTCCTGTTCGTCGTCGAGGAACTTACAGAGGTAGTAGAAGGAGAAGTCAGCGGTGATCGCGACGCCCCCGCCTGGTGCCGAGTTGAAGATCAACAAATTCGCCGAGGTCTGATATGAAGTCGGGCTCTGGAGCACCCCATTCAGATAAACATGCTGCATGACGTTCACGCCGCCCACCGGCTCAATGAGCTCGGCCCCGCTCACCCCAAAGGTTCGGTAGATGGTGAACTCGGTCGTCGTGCCGTCGCCCGTCCCGATCCCTTGCCCTAGGCGCGAATCGTCCCACGGCGCGTCGAAGTAGAACACGCCAAACTGCCCGTACATCATGAGCCAGAACTGGCAGAGTTGCATAAAGTCCGTGTAGCCCGCCAGGGGCGCATACGGCATATCGTTCTGCGTCTGATCGCGCAGGACCTCAAACGGAAGTTCAATCTCATGAAGGGCCAGCTGTTGGTTCGGCCAGCGGGCTTCCCGGCCCGAGGCGAGCGAGGTCTGCACGGTGGTCTTCAGCGTGGGTCGCCACTTAACGGGGAAACCCACCGGGAGGGTGGGGAAAACGGGGATCGTGCCGCACACCGAGCCGGGTACG